CCAGAAGGAGGATAAAGAAACAGAAACTAACTATGTCCACAAGGGTGTGGCTCAACGGAGTTTTACACGTTCCTGGACACTCAGTGAGGACACGGAAGTTAGATCAGTTGATTTTGAGGATGGGCTTTTGAGTATTGTTTTAGGTAAGATTGTGCCAGAAGCACACAAGAGAAAGGATTATCTTTAAGCCAAGACACTTGTCGTTGGACCGATAGTGTGGTATAATCAATCTGATAAAACATTTTATGCAAATGAAAAACTTTATTCTTGCTGGATTGTTGATGGGTGCTGCTCATGGACTTACTATTCCTGTTCAGGCACACCCAAGATCTCATATGTATAGTTCAAAGTATTCTTATCCTAAACCAAATGTGATGGTTCGTAAGAACTGGAAAAAGTGTAAGAAGATTCGATATGAAACTAAGTATGATCGTTGGGGTTGGTACACAGAACGTAAAGTTCTTCCACTTAAGGCATGTTATGGTCCCCGCAATGAACCTGATGTTGATGTGAAGGTAATTATCAAATAAATATAATTGAATATCGTCGCCGCAGGGAGCACCTGGCAAAAACCAGGTTGACTCCCTATTTTTTTGTTGATAGAATGATGGGAGGTAAACTTAGGTTATGACTGTAAAATTGATTCGACTAAAGTCTGGAGAAGATGTAATTGCAGACGTTAGTGAAATGTATAGAGATGAAACAAGTCTGATTGGATATCTATTCAAGAGACCTTGTGTGGCATATCTACATGCCCTATGTGAGGATGTAGATGGCAAGACTGGACATAAAATTGAATTGACTTCGTGGATGCCACTCTCTAAAGATGATCAAATCCCTGTTCCTTTGGATTGGGTTATCACAATGACAGATCCAGTTGATAAACTTATGGAAATGTATCAAAAAGATGTTGTAAACTATGAAAATGATGATTAAAATATTACTTCTAACTAATAATATTATACTTATCAGTCAAATTGAAGAGGTTGGTGCTGATATTGGAGAACCTGATTGTAAGTTGATTGAACCATTTATAATTAAGGACACTGGTGAATTTATTCCTTGGTGCATAGATTTCACTACTCAGAATACTTTTATGATTAATTCTGATAAAATCTTAACTTTGGTTGATCCAAATTCTAAACTTCTAGAAAAATACGAAACACTTATTAAGTAAAATGGCACTTTCTAAAACAGTTGAAGATTCTTTAAAGGAAGCAGAATCAAATCTTCGTAATGCACTTGCTTTTGCTGCAAGACAAGAACGTCCAATGGTCTGTTCTACGATTGCTGATCTTATCAGTCGTATTGAAGGGTTGCAGAATACTGATTCAATTTTAGATAAACTTGAAAAAAGAAAACCTGGAGATGGTGGATTGTTTGATGGATTTTTTGAAACAGGAGATTGAACAAAATTGAGATTCTATACTAATGTCCAATTGATAGGAGACAAGTTTCTTGTCCGTGCTTATGAAAACGGCCAGAAACTAATGTTTAAGGAAGAATATTCCCCGACACTTTTTGTTAAGAGTAATGTGAAAACTGAATATAAGACATTAGAAGGAGAATATGTTGAACCAATTCAACCTGGTTCTGTTCGTGAATGTAGAGACTTCATCAAGAAATATGATGAAATAGAAAACTTTAAGGTTTATGGAAATGAGAGATATATCTTTCAGTATATTTCTGATAAGTATCCGGAGAATGAAATCAAGTTTGATATTTCAAAGATTGATCTAATCACTTTGGATATTGAGGTTGGATCGGAGAATGGATTTCCAGATCCCAAGAGTTGTGATCAGGAGATTCTTTTGATTACAATTCAGGACTACACTACGAAAAAAATTAAGACTTGGGGTGTAAGAGACTTTGTAAATAAGCAAGACAATGTTGAGTATATTCTTTGTGATGGTGAGCACGACTTGTTAAGTCGGTTCCTATATTACTGGGAAAATAATACACCAGAAGTCATCACTGGATGGAACGTTATGTATTATGATATTCCATATATCTGCGGAAGACTTGAGAAAGTTCTTGGTGAAAGGAAGATGAGAAACTTTTCACCATGGCATTTGGTCAAAGAAAAGGAAGCGTGGGTTAATAATAGACAGCAGATTTACTATGAAGTTGGTGGTATAACGCAACTTGACTATCTTACTCTTTACAAGAAGTTTACATATTCTGCTCAAGAATCTTATCGACTTGATCATATTGCGAATGTAGAACTGGGGCAGAAAAAACTTGATCACTCTGAGTTTGATACTTTTAAGGACTTCTATACAAATGGGTGGCAGAAGTTTGTAGAATATAACATCATTGACGTGGAACTTGTTGACCGTTTAGAAGATAAGATGAAGTTGATTGAACTTGCTTTGACGATGGCATTTGAAGCAAAGGTCAACTTTGAGGATGTGTTTTATCAAGTTCGTATGTGGGATAATATTATCTACAACTATCTAAAGAAACGTAATGTTGTTATTCCACCAAAGGATAGGTCTGATAAGAACGAGAAGTATGCTGGTGCTTATGTAAAGGAACCTATTCCTGGTGTGTATGATTGGATTGTGAACTTTGACTTAAATTCACTGTATCCACATTTGATTATGCAATCGAATATAAGTCCTGAAACTCTTCTGGATGAGAGATGTCCAAACATTAACGTTGAGAAAGTTCTTAATCAGCAAGTAACATTTGAGATGTATAAGGATTATGCTGTATGTCCTAATGGTGCAATGTATCGTAAGGATGTTCGTGGTATTCTTCCTGAACTAATGGAGAAGATGTATGGAGACCGAGTTATCTTCAAAAAGAAAATGCTTGCAGCAAAGCAGCAGTATGAGAAGACGCCTACTGTGGCACTTAAAAAGGAGATCGCTAGATGTAACAACATTCAAATGGCGAAGAAGATTGCTCTTAACTCTGCTTATGGTGCTATTGGTAACCAATATTTCAGATATTATAAACTAGCAAATGCTGAAGCAATCACTCTATCAGGGCAAGTTGCAATCCGTTGGATTGAAGGCAAGTTAAATCAATACATGAATAAGATTCTAAAGACTGCTGATGTTGATTATGTGATTGCTTCTGATACTGATTCCATCTACCTTCATATGGGTCCACTTGTTGATATCATTTATAAGGATAAGGAACGGGATACTGAGAGCATCGTTAACTTCTTGGATAAGGTTGCTAAGACACAACTAGAAAAATATATTGATAAGTCATATCAAGAACTTGCTGATTATCTGAACTCTTATCAACAGAAGATGCAGATGAAACGTGAGAATATTGCTGACCGTGCTATCTGGACAGCAAAGAAAAGATACATTATGAATGTATGGGACAGTGAAGGTGTTCGATATGCTGAACCCAAACTCAAGATCATGGGTATTGAGGCAGTCAAATCTTCTACACCAGCACCTTGTCGTCAAATGATTAAGGATGCTCTTAAGTTGATGATGAATGGAACCGAAGAAGATGTTATCAATTTTATTGATAAGTGTCGTATGGAATTCCAAAAACTTCCTCCCGAAGATATCTCTTTTCCAAGAACTGTATCTGATGTAATGAAGTATAAGTCTCATTCGAACATTTATGTTAAAGGAACACCAATTCATGCCCGTGGAGCACTTCTGTTTAATCATTATATAAAGGAACGTGGATTGACTAATAAATATTCTTTGATTCAAAACGGAGAAAAAGTTAAGTTCTGTTATCTGAAGAAACCAAATCCTTTTCATGAAAATGTAATATCTTTCATTCAGGATTTTCCTAAAGAACTCGGTATTCTCCAGTACGTTGATTATGATATTCAGTTTGAGAAGGGGTTTTTAGAACCTGTAAAAACTATTTTGAATGCTGTTGGATGGGAGTCGGAGAAAAAGACGACACTTGATTCTTTTTTTATTTGATGCTATTGTATTAACAAATCGGAGGACTCATGCACGATCAGTATGTGATTGACGACGGAGAAACAAAAAGGGACAAATGGAATAGAGGATTAGACCTCTTCATTGAGTCTGTTTTAAAACCAGATCCAAAGCTGCGTCAGTGTGCTCATAACCAAAAATGCTATCATGAACTTATGGATGTTCGTGGTGATATTTTAGAATACTTAAAAACAAAAAGGTGGGATTGATGGATTTTTTGAAAGATATTGTCAAAGAAATCGGAGATGACTATACCAAACTTGCAGCAGACATCGACGAAACTGAAACATATGTTGACACTGGTTCTTACATTTTTAATGGACTTGTGTCAGGCTCTATATTTGGTGGTGTATCTGGGAATAAGATTACTGCCATTGCTGGTGAGTCTAGTACTGGAAAAACTTTTTTTTCTCTTGCTGTCGTCAAGAACTTCCTTGATAGTAACCCTGATGGTATGTGTCTATATTTTGACAGTGAAGCCGCTGTTAACAAGTCTTTACTCGCAAGTCGCGGGGTAAATCTAAATAGAACTGTGGTAGTTAATGTTGTTACTGTCGAAGATTTTCGTAGTAAAGCACTGAAGGCTGTAGACATATACTTAAAAAAACCCGAAGAAGAACGTAAACCGTTGATGTTTGTGTTAGACTCTCTGGGTATGCTCTCTACAGAGAAAGAGATTACTGATGCACTGAATGATAAACAAGTTCGGGACATGACAAAATCCCAACTTATTAAAGGTGCTTTCAGGATGCTTACTCTTAAGTTGGGTCAAGCAAACATTCCAATGATCGTTACGAATCACACCTATGATGTCATCGGATCTTATGTACCTACAAAAGAAATGGGTGGAGGCAGTGGACTCAAGTACGCAGCTTCTACAATCATCTATCTTAGCAAGAAAAAAGAGAAAGATGGAACAGAAATCGTTGGAAATGTTATCAAAGCAAAGACTGCTAAGTCGCGTCTAAGTAAAGAGAATAAGGATGTGGAGATACGTTTATTTTACGATGATCGTGGTCTTGATCGATATTATGGTCTTCTTGAACTCGGTGAACTGGGTGGTCTCTGGAAGAACGTTGCTGGTCGATAT